TTCTTTTTTTTTTTTTTTTTTTTTTGTTTATAACACCTTCCTCTTAACAGCATGTCAAGAGGGGTGTCCCCTGGCCTTCGCCAGGAGCAGTTAATTAAACAAGGGGGGTGTTATGTACAACAACTAGCACGATCTCTGTACACGCGCTGGAAAGGGGGAACATAACAGTGCAGTGCGAAAGCTACAGTTCTTCCGGCTTAGGGCGGTAACCGGGGGGCCTTCTAGTGTACGAACGTAAAGAATGTCCGCTGCCCGGGACACGAATGGCTTTCGTATTCAACGCCGCCACTGGGTCGTTGAAATGAGAGTAAGTCGGTCCCGAAGGCGCGCCGAAAGAAGCAGATGGCACATGGTAATACTCGGCAATTGCTGAGGCCACTGATCCACCAAGTGAATGGCCAACAACGAACTGCGGAGTGCCACCGCCTAACTCTGCTATAGCGGCCATGTATCGATCAGTCCAAGTAGGCTTATTGACAGTTGCCAAAAACCCGTCGAATAGATCAGACACGTGGCGCACACCGGCGACATATAAGGTTACCCCGTCAAAATACGCCCCTCGCCTGGAGGCGTAAGCCATATTGAGCCCCTCCGAATAAGACAGCCCGGTCGGATCGAGGCCAAAACGACCCGGGCTGTTTCAGGCCCCTACATACCCTGCTTTGTCGCGTGACATGCCGTTAACCTTGACTGGGCCAAACAATGCGCGAGCCATCTTCTGCTGGGCGACGAGCCACGCGTTTGGACTGCCGACCCGTAGGGGCTGGGACAATGGTTCCAACACCGAACCTGGCGTCGGCATTATCTGTATGACCGTGTCATAGGTGATAACGTAATTTGGTGAAACGCTCCCGGTGCCCGTCGGGTTGATGAAGATCACCGTGGGCTGGTAAGGGTATGGCACATCGTCGGTGGAAGTGGAAAACACCTCCGAAGCCCATGCAGTTAAGGAAAGGGCATCAGTGGAGAAATCAGCTGAGCTCCTCTGGACAAAGCGCAAGGCGTCTGGGGAATTGGCAACGCAATGGACGCACTTGCCGTTGACCAACGCCCCAGCACTGATGGCTTCGCCTTCGTCCGCACCGACGATGACATTATACATGTCCCAGTACCTCGCCGCAGAATTAGGCTCCTGTAATCCCTTGGGGAGCCTTCTTGCGTATATCGTGCCACCGACACTGGCGAGAGGATCGGTACAGGTAATTGATATGCAATGCTTCAATATCCTGAACCTCGTCCCGAAACCTGAGGTGGTGGTGGTAGTCTGTTGATCTGCGGTGAAAAGCGCGCGTATCCTCGGGGCAAAATGTCCTGCTTGCGCAGGTGCACTCAAATTGT